ATCAAAGCAGTCCTATCATTCCACTCATAGGAATTGGTTGACCAAGGAACCCTTCTTAAAAGAACCCTTAATGGAGCCGATGTATCCAGCACGTCCCGAATATCCGGAGAAATTTTTTCCGGAATTAAAACTCCTCCTCCAACTCCACCAACTTCGCTTTCATCTAGAGCCTTTTTGATGTCGATAGTCATCTCTATATCACCTCCTTTGTTTTAGAATAGATATATTCCAAAGAGAACTAAAGCTGACTAATTGGCAAAATCAAATTTACTTTTGCACCATTTCTTCAATATGCTTTTCCAGCCTCTTCCTTGGGTCCTTTGGCTCTTTTTCTTCTTCTTCCTTAATTTCAAGCCCCTTTCTAATTTCTTCTGGCTCGGGGAGCTTTTTAATTACATCTTTTGTAATTTTTTCAGCCATCTCCTTAACCTTGTCCTCTCCGATTATCTTCTTGGATAATTCCTCAATAGACTTTTTTAGCTCTTCCAAAGCCTTTTTTTCTTCCTTGTAATACTCTTCATATTCCTCTTTGGGCTTTTTCTTCTTTTTTTCCTCTTCTTCATACTCCTCATCGGGCTTCGGATATTTCTTTTTCCTTTCCTTAAGATCCGCTACTTCCTCTGATTTTTCAGGCTTTTTGTAATAAGCCTCTAACCCCTCAACTGCTTTTTCAAGAAGGACAATCGCAGACTTTATCTTCCCCACAATAGAAGATTTTGCCTCTTCTATATCGGAATCCTCGGATTTCTTGGGTTTTTTCTTTTCATCTTCCTCATAATCACATTTGGCATCTTTCTTTTCTTCGATTTCGCTTTCCGATTTTTCTACTTTTTCTATGGTTTCTTCCTTTTTCTCCTCGACCTTCTCCTCAATTTTTTCTTCAACCTTTTCTTCGGTTTTCTCTTCAACTTTTTCCTCAGCCTTTACCTCGGATTCTTCCTCTTTTGGGGCTTCTTTTATCTCCTCAGAAATTTTTTCTTCCTCTTTTGCTTCTTCTTTGATCTCTTCCTGCGTCATTTCTTTTTCACCTCCTTCATTTTTAGTTTCAAAATTTTGTAATGACTTAAAAACATAATCATATACTGGTTGTAAGGCCTCTTCCCTCCAGCTAATAATTTTTGTATCTGGATGTGCGGGTAGTCCTACAAGACTGACTTCAAGAATTTCCATCTTGGTCACTATTTCGACCAATTTGCCTAGTTCTCGGTCAATCTTTTTAATAGATTCGAGTATTTTCGCTCCTATAGACAGAGCATTCAATACCCCTTCCTGAATTTGTTTCCAGACATCCTTTGCCGTTTTGCTAATTAGAATCTTTACCCAAAGACCTTTTTTATCTACCTTGCTATCAAGCACTTTGCCTATTCTTTCAAATCTTTGGTGCTCTAGAAAAACGGTAGAATTCTCTTTGAGGTCATCTTCGGAATCTTTCATCGCCTCTCTTGAAATAATAATCACAGGGTCATTTCGATCCGCTCCTTCCATTGAAGCGTATCCTTCGATCACCCATCTCTTTTCTTCCTCTTCCTTTTCTCCTTTCTCGATGTAATGTCTTTTTATCGCTATAGGAATCTCGCACTCTAAACCGCTATAAGTTCTGATTTCTTCGTCCATTTTTTCACCTCCTTAAATAAAAAAGGCCCAAGTCATAGCATCAATTCCCCATTAGGAATCTTAGATTTTGGGGCTATGATTTTCTTGGGCCTTCTGTCTCTCCCTCCTCAGAAGACCATTAGGGAGAGAAACTTAATTGTCAAAAACTATGTGATTTAAAATCACTATCTACAATTTGTGGATTCTTTGGTTCTCTTCTAATAGCTCGTAATATTGCCGAAGTTACTAATTCCTTTAAATCAGCGCCTGTATATCCATCAGTCTCTTTCGCCAATTTTTTTATATCTATGTTTGATTTATATTCTTTTAAAAATAATTTCAATAAACTATATCTCTGATGCTCATCGGGGATTAGAAATTCAATTGTTCTGTCAATTCTCCCTGGTCTCATCAGGGCATTATCAATAGTCTTAGGATTATTGCTAGTAATTAAAATAATCAAATCATCATTGCTTTTCTGCCCATCAAGCTCCATTAATAAATTTCCTAGAGATTCTGAATTTGATACTTCTCTGTCCCTGCCTACTAAATCAAAATCCTCTAATATCAAAATACTTGGTTTTAAATCTCTTGCAGCATCAAATATTTGCGAAACCACACTGCCTGAAAGAGTGCTGCTTGAGACCCAGATCCGAGTATGGCTTTTAACCTCTTCGCAAAGAATCTTTAAAAACAATGTTTTCCCCGTTCCGGGTTTACCGATAAATAATACACCTCTTGTAGCTGTCTTATTCAGATTCCTCATAATATCAGAATGCTCTATCGGCACCAGAATATTTTCAGATATTTCATCAATCTGTGTCTTTGATAAAATAATATCATCCCAGTTTTTATTAATCGGAGCCAAAAAATCAAAATAAAGATCGCCGTATTGCCTTTTTGCTTCAATAGCTTTGCCCTTATAGAAATTATTCTTTTTTGCCCATATATCAATCTCTTTAAGAAAATCAATCCCGATACTCTTTTTATTTTTTGGCAAATAAACTTCGATACTAAAAGCCATCGGAACAGGCTCAACCCCTATTACCATTGGGCATTCTTGTTTTATGAAATAAAATCCCTCTAATAAATAATTCGCTTCTTGCCCATGTCCTGTTTGGCAATTTGTATATCTAGGGGGTTGTTCTCCTTCTCTGCTAAGATTGGTAATAAAAAAATCTTGGTTTTTGATTATTGATTCAACCGCTAATGAATATAATCCCGCTAGATAACCCGGGACTGTCTTCCCAACAATTGTCTGTTTATTCTTGGGGCAGCCTAAAAATTCATTAATCTTTTCGTCCCTAAAATTTTTAGGCTTGTCCTTTATTAGTCTTTGAATTAATTCATCTATAAAACCAGATCCCGTTTCTTCGCATTCTTTAGACATTTTATTCTCGCCTTTTATTTATCATGTTCTGCTTTCATTTTTCTTTTATTCTGTCTCTAATTCTTTCCATCGCTTCAGGATGTTTTTTCCAATAAGGCTCCTGGTCTTCTGGTTTATAGAGCAGCCATATCCTTTTTGCCTTACCGACTTTTGTCCATTGAGGAGGCGTGGGGACAAACATCAGGCACCAGCGCTCCTTGCCCTCAAAAAGAAATTCTAAAAAATGGTCTTTGTAAGGCAAATAGATTAAATTGCCCCTTTTTAATATTTCTATCCGAGCCCATTTTAAACTTGTAGCCCCAACGCCCCCGGGTTCGCTTATATACGGAAAATTCTTGCTATTAAACCAACCCATGGGAATCAGATTCTTTAATTGGCAAAGGATTCTTTCGCCTCTCTTGGGCTCGGTAAATTTATTTCTTTGCCCCGAACTTCCTGGCGTATCAAGCGTTACTCCCAATCCATAATCTGGAGTACTTTTCCATCTCAAATCTAAATGAACGCTTCTTCCTTCTGAAATCTTTCCTGTCTTTGCCTCTTCTTCGCTCAATCCTCGCCAATGAATATGAACTACATAAGGAACTCCCTTCAAATTTGGGACTAAATATGGATTCCCCTTCCCTCGAGCTGCCCCGCCTTCTTCTCCCGTCAATTTCTTTATCAATTCAATTGATGGCTCTAAAGGAATAATTTCTTCAATCCATTCCTCAAATGTCGGCGAGTCAAACTCCAAGACTTCGCAGGAATTTATACCTGCTTCATAATCAATCCATTCCTGAGTAAACTCGCCACTATTATCAAAGATCTGTAAAAGTTCCCTCCCATATATATAGGAAGTTTTGTCGACGGCCTCTTCTTTTTCTGCTATATCCGATATAGCAATTTCATCTTCGGACTTTTTAAATCCTCTTTTAGCCTCGGCTATCTCTTTAATTTGGTCAAAAGTATAAGGTTCTTTCTTCCCAACCTCACTTCCGCGCCAAACTGGATTATCGTGCGTTATCCTTATTTTCCCATCCTTTTCCGTAATCTTTATTTCCGCTACTGCTACTTCGATAATAGTCCCAAGTTTAATATCCTCTTTGACATTATAAGTAGAACCAACTGAGATATATTTTTTACCTCCAAATTCAATAATATCAGCGAACCTTTCTATGTCTCCGCTTGGTCTAATTGCACAGAGATAATTATAAACACCGGATGTTTTTGTGGCTTTTCTATCATAAACAAGATAATTAATAGTCTTCCAGCTTTTGATCTTTGTCCAGTCGACTGTGCGTCCACCTAGGGAATATCGACTAGTGGATATTTTCACCATCGCCCCTTCCGATCCTTTTATCTTCGCTACTTCAAGCATTGCTTTTTTCAAGTCTTCTCTAGTATGGACTATTTTGGATATTACTCGCTTGATGTGTTTTGTATTTTTAGACAAACCTTTTTTTAAATATTCCTGTCTTTCTTTCCAAGGTAATTCATTCAATGCCCCCTTCTCCCCATACCATAAGCAATCAAAACAATGAACTTCCACGTGGCTATCATCCTGTTCTCCTTTACCAATAGCAAATTTAAGCAGGTCCTTTCTATCAGTCTGTTCGCCATCTTTAATTTCCAATAGTTCACCATCAAGAATTAATTTATCAATTGGCAGAGATTTTAAATCCTTCACTAAATTAGGTAAATTCTCCGACCTATCTTTCTTAGCATCTTCGAAGTAGATAAGAGTTTTATCCCCATCTCGTTGAAGGATTGTGCGAAGACCGTCAAATTTCTGATCTACGGCCAATCCCTCTTTCAATCTCTCCTCTATTGCCCAAAATTTTATTAGCTCGTCTATATCAAAAAACCTTGATGCATATTCGCTTGGCTTCAGGGGTTGGAACGGCTTCATCAATTGCAATTTTGATTGAGATTCTTCTATTATTCTATCTTCCGCATGCGGACCGTCTGTTATATCAATGCCAATTAATGTTTTTTCTTCATCTTTATATCTGTCTTCTTCTATCTCTTTTTTCTCAAAAGGCTCTCTTCTTAAAATATGTGAATAGACCGGATAATATGAAGAATGTGGTCCCTTATCGTCCCGGAACCAATGGAGTTCACCAGTAAATCCTGCCTCTTTCAATACTCTTTCAATTTTTATTTTAGTCCTTTGCTCAATTTCTCCTCTGACTAATAAATCAATATCATTGGGGTCCCTATCGGGTTTATTTGCGGCAGAACCAACAAAACAAATATAATCCTCCGTATCCATTAAATCGCCCTGTGTTTTTTCAAGAGCATCAATAAAATTTTCGCTCAGTCCTTTTTCTATTAGTTCAATCCGAAAGGCTTCTTTTTTTAATTTTTCTTTCTCAAGAGCTTCGGATAATCGATCTAGCTCATCGTGGATATTATGGTTAATTGGAGGCTCTCTTCGTTTAAATTCCTGAATTACAAAAAAGTGAGTGTTTACTAAAGTTTCCCTGCTCAGTTTTTCTTCTTTTTTCTCCGCAAAAAATTTGCCCCAAAGTTGATGTAGACGAGCGTGGAGGAAAATAAGTTCCCTGCGGGAAAGTTTTGATAACTCTTCTGCCGTTATTCCTTTAATCCTAGTTTCCTGAATTTCGTCTGGTATTAGTTCGTAATTTAAAATCCAATCTTCTAAATCTAATCCTTCTTTAATAAATTTTATCTTTGATGCTCTAATAAAGCTCTGAAAGCCCTTAACCTTCTTAAATTTCATTATTTTTTCAAGTCTTTCAAATTTGAAATCATAAGCGTATAATTTTTTATCTTCTGGCCATAATTGCTGTCTTAATTTTTCAGAGATACAATGTTTATCTTCCAGCTTTTTAAATTCCTCTAAATCAATCTCTATGGGCATCTCCAATACAACTACCCCATATGCATACTCTCCAGAGCATAAAAGGAGGGGTTCTTTGATATGTTTAGCAAGTTTGACATTTTTAACAATTAATGTCTTTTTGCCTTCCCATATCATTTTCCCAAAAGGCGGCAATTGATAGAGAGCCCACTCAATTTTTTCTTTTGCAATCTTCTCGGGAATTAATGCTTCTCCGGATTCTTCATCAAGTATTTCTTTTACTTCTAACAACGCCTCTTTGACTTCGGGTCTTTCTTCAGACCCTAGCTCTATTTTTAGCCCATCATATGCTGGAAGAAACTTCATGTCTTTCACCTCTATAAATTTAGACATTTGCAATCCTCTTTAATTCTTCTTCTAATATTTCAAAAGCCCTTTGATATAAGGGCCACCCATGGCCACACTGTGTAAAAATAGTCAATCTATTTTTCAATGAAAGAATCCAGGGAAGATATTTGTCCTTGCCAACAACTAAATGGCCCGCTGATGAATCAAGATCAAATGATTTGGGCACATTCTTTTCCTGTAATGCCCAAATGGCAGCATCAATTATTAGACAATCATTATTTTTATAGTAATGCTCTTTATCTTCTGGAATTTCTGCCACATCTTCTGAATATGTGATTTTAGTCTTTTCAGTCCTAATCTGAAATGCAAATGTAGGAAAGCCCTTTTGTATCGAATGAGGAACTTCAAATCCTCGTATTTTAAACGGAGAGATTTCAAAATCTTTCTCATCTTCTATCACCATTGGTTCGAGATTCTCTAACTTCTTAAATCTTTCTTTTATTCTCCCGATGGCTTTTACAGAAGAGTAAAACTTAATTTTTTTCTCAATCCTTTTATCTAATATAGACATTCCGCCAATCGCGTCTTCGTGTGCGTGAGTTATTAAAACCGCAGTCAATTTATTCGGGTCAAACTTTTCTCTTTCAATTTGCTCTTCGAAGTCTTCGGTACAGTCAATTAACATGTTCGTATTATCTTCAGAAATAATAATTGAACTTTGTGTCCGATTTTCCTTTGATCCCGGCTTCCTTGCAGCGACACAAATGGGATCTGAATGATATTGCCGTGGTATCCTCTCTGATGGACCCGAACCTAAAAAGGCAATTTGCATTTGATTTCCTTAAATTTTATTTATTGTGGCCAAATAAAGTGTCAATAATCCTATGCAGCCGGAAGTTAATAATGTAATCAAAATAGATGTCCAGAGAGGCAATCTTGTCTGAAACATTCTTGTAAGACTATCTAATTTTTGATTTATCCCCGCAAGGTGATTGTCTCTAATTTCAATTATTTCCTTTGATAGACCTTCAAATTTGGTTTCCAATACTGCCATCCTCATTTCAATACCAGTCTTATTATTTTTCTTGTTCATCTTTTTCTTCTTCTCCTCCTGGCATCTGGGCCTGCCCAGCTTCTCCCATGAAGGGTATAATGGGTGTCTTACCCCAAGGAACTGATGTATATCCCCTCTCTCTTCTAATTTCATTAACCGTCTTGATTTGATTTTTAAGTTCCATCTCGCTGATCTTTACTTGGTCTAATTGATCTAAAATATCAACAGGATTAAATGCAAATTTTAATTTAATTCCTGGAAACATTTTTTTCATTATCTTTCTATTTATCCTATCAGCCACAATTCTCTGTAATGGCTTAATACACAATGCTTTATATATAGAAATCTGGGCATCTACTGTAGTTTTCCCCTCTTGCTCTGTTATACCCATGATAATCGGCTGCATCCTATAAGCGCCAAAGATTCTCTGCCTGAGGGCTCTTGCGTATGTTGAAAATTCCATTTCTTCATTTTTCAAGCTGATGGGATTAACCTGGACTCTATTGTCTTTATTTCTAGACCTCGTTATAAGGTTTTTATGAGGATTCCCTTTTAGTTCAGTCTCCATTTTCTCTTTGAACTCTTTTAAATCTTCTTTTGTTACATTCCCTAAATCAATGTGTAATCTAGGAGTTGCATTATTCTGGAAAAATTTTCCATTATAGTCCGAGCAATACATATTAGCTGCGATTGCGCTGTTTACGCCCACTTTAGCGCCGGGAGCCGTCCCATAGAGGCTACTTCCCGGTCCCGTAATTTTAAAATCAATGATTTTCTCCGGAACAAAGTCTACATTTTCTCTACCATGGATCTTCTGTACAAATTTAATAATCTTTCCATGTTCATCGGCTTCTACTTCAACAAACTCAGGATTTAATCTATATAATCTATAAGGAACTTTAATATCCTCTGGTTTCATTTTATTATCCATTAAATTTTCTTCATAATCTACCATATCTTTGCTTATTGTTTTCTTCTCCCAATATTCATTCCCATATACATTCAAATCCAAAAAACAATCGTGTAGAAGATCATTAAGCGTATCTTCCTCATTGACTTCTTCAAAAAATCTTAAAACTATCTCTAAATGCCTTTGATTAATCTCTTCGTTAGGATATGCTTCAAAATGATACCCCGCGGTTGTGCAGGAGAATACTATTGCATCAATTATAGGACCAACCAGATCGTCTTGTTCATAGATCCTTCTTAGGTCTCTGGTAGATATTTTCCTCCTAGCGGCTCTGCCCGTAAGGTCAACCGCTTCTACCATGGGGCCATAGCTTTTAATTACTTTTGTTACTTTCTTCCCATTAACTTTGCCCGTGATTTCTATCTCCACATTTTTTTTCTTTATTTTTGGCATATTTATCCTCCTCACATATCCGCAAAAGCAAATAAGGGGCCATCATCCTCTTCTTTTTCTTCTGGCTCAAGATAATCCGATAATATTAAACACCTGATCATATCCAAGTAATGGTCAACTCCTACATATTTAATATCGCCCTTCTCAGTTACAATTCGTGTAGCTTCGTCCATTTCTCTTTCAATCTCATAATCATCCTCAGGAAGCTCAATTAGCTTTTTATTAAATCTCTCCTGAAGCTGTATTGAAGAAAATTCTTTTGCCGCAAATTTAAAAGTTTTTTGATATTCTCTTTCAGATTTATCTTTAATTGGTCTGCCGTCCTCTCCTATTTCAATAATTGCCTGAAATATTACGGGAATAACCTGATAATTTTTATTCGGGAATTTTATATCATCTTTTAAATCAAGAATTATAGATAATCCTGCTCCCCCAGCATCTCCGGAAATTACTTCAGCATTGAAATATCTGGCTATATAGTCCAATATTTTTGCTTGTTTACTTGGAGCAACTGAGGTCATAATCACTTTCCCTCCAAGCCTAGGAATATTCTGATAATAAAGCCAGATGCCAATTATAGTCGGATCTGGTGAATATCCATAGTCGAATGATATTCTCGCTTTCTCGGGTTTATTCTTGGGTTCAGAAAAAGAGAGTTTCCCAATTAAATCCTCTATCCCCTCCCTTCCTCTCTCGTCATCCAAAGAGGATACTTGATAATCCGACATCTTAATCAAGCACCCTTCCCAATTTATAAATCCTTTTTGAGCAGGAAGGCCGAATTCTCCCTCGACCTGGTTTTTCCATATCTGACTATTCTCTCCCCCATAGATTCTTAAAAGTCTTTCTTTTTCTTTTTCTGTCCAAAATGGATCGTCACTTTTTTTATAGTGGTGATGCGAAAATGAAGGGTCGCTATTAGCCTGAAATAAATATGAACTACGAATCCCATTAGGAACACCAATAACTCTAATCTTACAATTTGGTTTAAAGACGCCCTGAAGTTGTTCTGTTTCTCTTTTTAAATAAAGTTGCGCCTCATCAACAGTTGCATAGTCAACATGTAAACTCAAAACTGATTCTCCCCCTGATGCTCCAGCAATGCGGCCATGGAGAAGGTGCCCATTGGCAAATCTATACATATAAACGGGAGAACTTCTTTTTTGAACTAAACAAGCGTTTAAAAATTCATCTATCTCAATTCTATTGAGAAGCCTGTCCATTAAAGGACTGATATGGGCTTTTCTTGGGGTAGACAGAAGGCTTTCCTTATTTGGATTTAATAAAGCCCTTTGCAAATTTTCAGTGGTTATGGCTTCCGTCTTACCAATACTTCTCCCGGCTCGACAAGAAATATTGTCCGATTTGTCTAAAAGCATATTTTCCTGTGAAGGTTTTGTTATCCAAGGCTCATTCGGGCGAGACCAAAAAACTTCAAAGAAGCTTATGGGGTCCAAAAAACCTTCAATAAATATCTTTTCTTCTTTGGTTAATTGCTCTTCCTGCATTAATCTTTTCCTTTAAAAGGGTTTTCAAATCTTGCATGTTCGGCTTGATTTTTAAATAATATTAAATTTGAATATTTGTTATTAGACGGATTTCTATCTTTATGATGAACCACTTCTTCGTGTTTTAAATATCTGCCAAGATGTTTCTCCATAATAAGTCTATGCTCAAGAATATAACCATCTTTTTCACAATAAGGATGTTGAGGGTTTAAAACTCGAATATATCCATCAGGGCGATGCTTTTTGCCTCCTTCCCAAGTAGGATGAAACTTTCCCGTTTTCTTATAAAAATTATTATTTTCACCTTTATTAGCACAACTAAGAGAACAAAAATTCCCATATCCTTTTCTAATGCCCTCTGTAAAATGTTTTTTTCCGCATGCTTTGCAAATTCGAAGATGTCCATAATATCTGGCAATTTGCCCTTTTCTTTTTCCTCTCTTGCGAATGCGTTCAATATAATATCCCTTATTGCTCTTTTTGACCTTCGATAAATCCTTCATCCCAACCTCCTCCTCCACGATTATTCAAACATCTCAAAAACAATAAATTGAAAGGTCTCGCCAGTGAATTTAGAATCCCCGAAATCTATAAAAGCATTGCCTTTGTATAATCCCTTTTGGTCTAAATCCCCTTCTATTGCAATATAAGAAATTTTCCCATCAACAGGATTTCCCTCTATTGATGTAATCCACTCCACTATACTTTTATCCGGCTTAAGAATCTTAAGTTTATGGTCTATTACATCAGTAAGATCCTCTCCTGCCGAAATAATAAATTTTGTTCCAATGTCTCCCTTGTAGACTTTTGACATATTATCCAATCTCCGATTCGAGCTCGATTAATCTTCCGCTCTTAAAATTTAGTGCCTTGTTTATTTTAGACTCAAATATCAAAATCTTACAGATTTCGCTTGATCTATTAGTGGTTTTTCTTTTTGATTCTAAACCTAAGAATCTGGAAATAATGGAAAATAAATAAATTTTTTCCCGCCAGAGTATAATTAATCTCGTTAATATACTTACAAATGAGGCCAATTTAATTGATAATCTTTTAGATATTTTCTTCCAAACAGAAGGAAGAGAAACTATCGCAGTAGCTAAATTTTTAAACGATATTTTAAATTTATCAATTCCTGCTATAGATGTTATTGCTATTGCTATCATCGATTTTATCTTCTTGATTAAAGAAATAAGAGATATAGCTTTTATCTCCAATACCCTCTCCATCTTTTTAATCAATGAGATGGATGTTTCTTCCAATATTGATAATATTTTTGCCGTCTTTTTAATTAATAAGCTAATGGAAGTGCTTGTCGCCATCAATGTTTCCCAAGTCTTTTTGCTCAAAGAAACAATAGAAATCTCCGCAACTGCCAAAAATACCTGAATCTCTGTAACTAGTTCGGCTAGGAGAGAGATGACCGATGTCTCCGTTATAATTAATGCTTTTCCCGTCTTCTTAACTATTGAAACTAATGAGCTTTCAATCGCTGTTAGTATTTTTGCTATTTTTCCCATTAACGACGAAACTGAAATGCAAACTGCTATTAACATTTTTCCTACTACTCTACTCAACGAGATAATGCCCGCAGATGAAACAGATAGGCTTTTAAAAAAGAAAGCTACTTTAGAAACCAAAGCAGATGATATTTCAGTAATAGATAAGTTCTTGAAAAAACTACATACCCTTAAAAGCGAAGCAATTGAAACCCCATTAGTAGATAAGTTCCTAAAAAAGCTCATTATTTTTGAAAGCAAGGCGGTCGATGCTTCAGTAATAGATAGACTTTTAAAACTTTTTTTAGAAAATAAAGAGCTCGATACTTCAACAATAGATAATCCCCTGAAAAAACTGGATATCTTCGAAAGCAAGATGTTGGATATTTCGGCAATATATAAGCTCCTAAAAAAGCTGCATATTCTGTTTAGAACTATAACCCCCACCTCGGTCACTAATAAATTCTGATAATAAGTCTCATATGCGGCTGTTTGTTGATATTGAATAATACAGGGCAACTCTCTATACCATCTATCTTGACTTCCAAGATTAAAATTATCAGTATCGACAATAATTTTCGATGGTAAATTTCTATACCACCTTTCTAAATCCCCCGTTTTCATTTATGCCTCTATATCATCTATATATATGACCCCTCTTTTTATCCCATTCAGAATTTCTACAACACATCTACAAAATCCAGTATTAGCGGGAGTAACACCAGTTGCAGTATATTGATGATATTGTCCATCATCAGTTAGAGTAACGCTCTGCTGGTCTAATAACTTTGTTTCGTCATCGGTATCATAAATCGTAACTTTAACCGAACCATTAAAACCAGAGCTTATCTTATGCCAGAACTTTAATTGAAAATTTGTTGAAGCAGTAACCGGAACAAGAAATTTCCAGTATAGCGGTACATCCGTAGAAAAAGGTATTAACTTAGCACAAGAACCTGATCCTCCCCTGGCATTGGCCCCTGTTTCTCTAATCAGAATTCCTTCCCCATACCAAGGGCTATCAACATCCTCCAGATCCCCGATTATCGTGCCTTTGAGGTAGTTTGTTTTGTAAAAGACATTTTCTAAATTTTTTATAAACCATATACTTATTGGCCCAATTTGAGGATAAAACCAAGCAAAAGAAATTATTTGCCCTTCATAAAGCACCAAATCCTCTACGAGTTTAGTTGCTCTGGCAAAAGAGAAATGGTTTGCAGAAGCAGTCCCTATCGCCATCGGCACTGTCCCCGAAGCACCATAAACCTGGTCTCCTCTCATACATCTTAAAGATAAACCTCTATAAGCTTTATGGTCTATTAACACAAGAATAGTTCCAACATCCGCCTCTCCAGTTCCCCATTCTTCAGTAATTCCAAGAGTCAAATGTTTAATTGTTGCCTTCTTGGCTAAAGGAACTGTATAACTCCAGAATTCATAATAAGGACTTATTAACCTCTTTTCTTCTATCCATATCCTCGTCCCGTCATTCAATTTGCCGATGATTGTGCCAAGGTAAAATTGTCTTGCAATATTGATATCGTTAAAACTATAAACGTCGGATTGCAAACAAAAAACGGGAATATATTTTATGGCGATAGTTTCTCCCTCATTAAACGGAATACCATTCCCATCAAAATCTGCGTCAATACCTAAATAATTGCCGACGCCTTCCCTATATGGCTGTTTCATTATTCCTCTGCCAGAACCACCATCACCACAATAAATACCGCAATTCGTTCCCAAAAAATGATTCCAAAGAAAATTTTCCAACCCTCTCTTATCATTTCCTGCAATACTGGGGAAAATATAACCAGAACCACCCATACCAGCCGTGTCGACTATTCCTGATTCTCCTGACATAATCAGATTTTTAAGATAAAAAGTCTTGCCAGCAGGAACAGTATAAGAGCAGAGCGTAAAAGTGAAGGGAATTTCCTGTTTAATATCTTCCCATAATCTTGCCATTAAGCCTCATCTCCTATGATTATCCCTCTCCATCTCGTTGATGTCGTTCCCGCAGGGTCGCATTCAACCTGAACTGTTTCAGTCTGGGCAAAAGTAATTCCGCCAGGGATTTCAATGATGAGATACTGGATATTGATGCCAGTAACATCACCAGCCATTACCCTGACTTCAAGCCCTCTTTTGTCTAAGCCAGCAATTTCTGGATAGACATAGCCGAGAGATGCCTCGGCCGTTGACCAGGTCGTCGGCTCTCCACCCATTCCGAGAACTTTCAAGGTCAATGTTTTCCCCGATGGGACGGTGTAAGTTGAAACATCAACACCTGTTCCTGATGCTGTCGTTGTAAGTAAATCTGCCTGAAATATTCTTGCCATTACTTCACCCCCTTACCATTCAAAAAGAAAAATTTGTCAATGGATTTATATTTTATGATTTCCTGCTTTGAATTGAACCTGTCCCTGAAATATCCAAATGCCGCACAGAGTTCGGCAAACATCTCCATATCTATGTTCTTAATCTCAATCACCTGCCTGCCAAAAACTAATCGCAGAACCTTTGTCGCCTCATCATAGCCAACGCTTGCCGTCCCCACATTCTTAATCATTTTTTTCCGACTCCTCTTTTTTCCGACTCCTCTTTAGTTTCTGCAGTAACATCGTAGCAATAAATCTTTATTCCATTTTCTAATTCAATTTTCAGGTCACACCAGGAATCATTGTTTATTATTTCCTCAGGGTCATAGTCTTCTGGTATATCGCCCATAGGTATGTGCGCTAAGTTAACAATCTTCTGGTCCAGCATCTCTTTAATTTTAGGCATCATTTCACCTCCAATACCTTGTTACAAGACCCGCAGAACTTGAATAAGCTCCCATCAACGGGGTCTTTAAGCCACTTGCCAAAGTTCTTTGTTCCGCAATTCTTACATACAAAAAACTCGCCTTCGCCGACTTCTTCCAATTTAATCTGACTTTGCTTTGCCGCTTCTTTCAACACCAGCAGTTTATCCTTGATTTCCTGCATCACTTCCAGAGTCAAATCCCTGTTTGTCAATAGCGGGTCTAACTCTGCATAATTCGGCTCTGCCCCCGCAAATCTATGTTTCCTTGCGTCTATCACTTCGCCTATTTTCATATTCTGCCCTCCTCGCTTATATTTATCTGTCGATAGCTTTGACTGAAACTCTTTATTGCAAATTTGACACGATACTATAATAGGCATAATTTAATTGCCCATTAAGTAATTTCTAACTCAATGGTAAACTCAATTTTATCCCCCTGGCTAAGAGGTATACCCGTAAAATCCCCCGCCACAATCAAAGTCCCGCTGGTAACAGCAGTAAAGTTTCCTGCGTTAGTGATTGTCTTCGCTGCGTCAGCGGTAAGAGTCCCAACCCACCTGATTTTGTCTGCCGCTGGTTGAGTTCTCGTTGCTACTACCCTTGTCTCTGATTCTTCGGTAAATAAAGCATTGGAGGGATTGGTTTTGGTGTGAGTTCCCGCTCCGGATCCCCATCCAATGTAATCACCGGTTGTTTGAATCACTTCATCGAGTTTATCGATAATCCACTCCTCTCCAACCTGCTTAAGCACAGTTGCCATCTCTCTCCTCCTCTTTCAAGAATTCTTACTAACTAAAGACTTTTTTTAATTTTTTTATAATCTTTTCTAAAAAATTTTCTACTTTATAAATAACTCCTAAATTCTCCCATTTCCCTGTTTCAGCCCTGTATACTCTGGCCGAGATCCTTGCTTTCTTAATTTTTGCTTTCGCTTTCAATCCTTTCATATAATCCATCCTTTCCGTATTTATCTCAACTTATAGAGGCAAATATTTCCAGAATACTGAATTTGGATATTTCTCGCGTAGCATTTTGAAAATACCCGCAATTACTCCGGATATCATGGCAATATACCAATAATCTAATTTGGGAAAATTACCAATAACTACAGCAAGAACAGAGACCCCGTAAACAACTAGTCCTGTTCTTAAAGACCTGACAATCGATCGCCAATAGGCGGTCCAGGTTAATTTAGTTTCTGCCAATTTAATCACCTCCTTCTATCGGGGTAGCGCCACTCTCTTCCAATATTGGCGTAGACCCCGTTTCTTCAATTACTTCAATTTTGGTATTTTCAATAATCGGTGTTGAATGTTCATTGTGCAACTCTGCATAATGCAGAGTTGCATAATCTGTATTTTCTCTCTTTAGATAATTCTTTTCTCCACATTTAGAACATATCCAAACAAACCTATCAGGATTTTCCTCCCGATACTTGTTAAATCTTTTTATTAAATCCTGAACTATGTCTAAAGGGCCTCTTTCTTCCTTTTTCTTTTTCCGCTGAAGCCTTAATATTCCCAACCGTTGTTGCAAATTCTGAATCTCTTTTATTGAATCAATATAAAGCCTCGTCTCCCATTCCTTGGGTTTATCATTATTCTCATGTCTACGACATTGAATTTCTAAACTTAAAAGCCTTGAAAGAAGACTAAGATCTGACGATTCAGCCCAATCAAATTCTTTTAGATATTCTCCCTTTCTCCCTTCATAATATTCTTGCTCTGCTTCATTTTTAAGTTTTAGAGGAAATCCATCGGGAGCAGTTACAATGATTGGCGGAACTTCTGCGACTTGTTCTCTCTTTTCTCTCGCCCTTTTTATATTCCCCAGTCTTACCTTCACTAAACAATCCGGACAATACTTAGGAGGATTCCTGACGCTTAATCTTTTCCTTACTTTGGGTTTGCCACATTTCTTGCAGATATACAGCCTTGCTTCAAACTCATCCCTTCTCATTCCCATATACCCTTCCTCCCCTTAAACAAATCCTCCATTTTTCTTGTCTGAAAAATTCCCAAATTTCTTGCCATTGAGCATAAAGCCATGCCAAAACTTTGTAATCAAGATGACTTCTTCTTTTAAGAATCCTTTCTTTGGTTCGCTCAAATTCTTTCCAGAGATTTATGCGTTTAAGATTTTGAGCGCATATTCTCGGATCCTGATGACAGTACCCAATGGAATGTTTAATTAAGGTTCCTCCCGCACATCCACATCGGTAACAAACTATTCTCCTCAATGTTGATTTTAGAGCTGACTTTTTATCATCAGTTTTTTCAAAGACCGATTTAATATTTTTCTTTCTCCGGAATCTTTTCACATAAATCCTTTTCCTTCAAAATACTAAGGTTAAAACTCCGCCGCAGATGGGACAGAAATAATGCCAATTACCATCTGCCCCCATTTCATATTTTGGCTGTAAAAAAATATATGCAGTGCTTGCAGTTAAATTAGGATCGTAACACCATTTACAATTTTGACAAATCAAATATCTTACCAGGATAGAAATATAAGTCATCAGTGGATATCCCTCTCTTCATTCTTGTACCTAAAAATGGTGACAGCCTGTTACCTATTTAATTGTTAATTCTGTTATATTTTTTATGAGTTTTAAAAAATCTGAGCAGACCTTCTCGAATGAGTTTTTAATAACTTCTGCTATATCCAGTATGATAAATTGTCTGCTGAAGTTCGCGATGTCCTATATTCTTCTGCGGATAAGGAGATTCATCGTTTGCAGATTGCGATCAAAATCTCATGCATAATAGGCAAATTCCATGAAAACCCCCTATTGTGGCGCCGGTCTGTGGGTTAAAATAAAGGCAATCTGTATTCTACACACAAAATGAAACTTTCAACCCTCCTTTTATACATACACCCGGCTGGTTATCCTGCCCTCTATATTATCTAGAGCTTATATATATTCTAGGAAGTACCGCTTAAAGTCAAATTATTTGCTAAAATGATAAGTAATTTTAATATAGATTAAGATTATATGGTTCAGAAGCCCCGTTTTAAGTAATTCAAATCTATGTTTTCCCGCGGGCAACATGGCCAACGGGGATTTAAAATTTGTAAAAACCACTTACCAAATTGTTAAGCGATTTCAAACTATATTAAATAAGACATTTTATTTAAGTTCAATTTTAATGATTATTAGATAATGCTTAAAAATACTTATCATTTCGGTAAACGCTTTTGTGTATATCCATAAAGGTTTATAAATGAGGGCAAATTTTAAGCCACATTAGTAAAGGCTTAAAATTAAATTTGCCTGTTTAAGACGAGAGAAGGCGCTGGTGCATTATTCCCCTTAAAAATATTGAGCCAAAAAAACTATAACTGATTAGGCATATGAGCACTTATATCAGACCCCCCACTCCCCCCTAGGACCCCCTACAACACATGAGGAACCCCCCGATCCGTATAAGATCTACTAATTAAGTCCAAGTCAAAGGCCTTAAGCTTATCTTGTACTATATAGCCTCTCTAATACTCTCTCTAGCTTATCTTGATCATGTACCATGTTTAATACTAGTATTCTAGATCATGATCATGTGACCAGTACCAGACTAGAATAACTAGAACTTATCTTGTACTAGAGAGCCTAGAATATGTTCTAGAGCTTATAATATATCTAGATCATGATATTTATAATATAATAACTAGATTATTAATCCAGAGACTTAGAGTACCTAATAGAGCCTAGAGTATATATATTATACTAGAGCCTAGAATATATGATCATGATAATTATAAAAAGTCGTTTTTTGAATTTTTACTAGATACTAACTAAAGAAAACATTAAATTAAATATATATGATTTGAAATTACTTGCTAAAAAAGCAAGTGAATTGAAATAGATGATATTAAATGGTAATAGATAGCTCTAAATGGTAAATAGGAGAAAATGAATTAAATCAAAAGCCTTGCGCATTTTTAGTCAGACGATAAGTTTGAAAATTTGAAAAGTCGAATTTCAGAATTTATCATAATGGATATACTAGATACTTCCAAAAAAATGCCAAAAAAGAGCAAAAAATTTTCTATCCCCCGGTATTCTGATATTTTTATCAATTCGTCGACGATAAAATAGAAAAAGTATAACAGAAGTGACAATTTGCCTGAATTGTCACCGATCCCAAAACTTAAAGTAACTTATCAAATGTAAAAATAAAAAAATGAATGTATTTTTATTTTTTTATTTTTTTGTTTGACTTTGACTTTGACTTGTGGTAAAATAAGGGTGGAAGGATTTGAAAAATGAATATAGACGGGTTGCCTGCTGAACACGATAAACACTGGTAGCAATTAAAAGACCTGAAGCATAGGTAAACGGTGAAAGTGACGGGCAAGCGTTGCAAGTAGCTCCTTACGGCGTGGTAGAATGGTATGCTAGCAGGATTAAAACGATTCAATGGGTTTGTTATTTGAAAATTGAATATATGGATAAATTGCTGACTGACTAACTTGACTACACAAGTCAATAGTGAAGTTAACCTTTGCCTTCTCATAAAAAACGGGAGGTAAAAACGATGACGAAGACAAAACTATTGACAAAGCCAAACCTGCACGGACACCAAGAACAAGGGTGGGTATGGATGCCACACGCTGGCCACTTTGTAGACGGTGCCAGATGTGCTTTTAGGCTAAACACCTATGTGAATGGTTACATAGTCTCCACGATTGGAGAACTCAGTATCGAAGATTATGTAAATAGGAACACTGGGGAAATACTGCCCGACACAACAATAGTAGACATTGGCCTGGGTAGAAAATATGAAACAATGGTATTTTTAGCGAAGCGATCCGAATTTGACTGTTGTCCATACATAAGGGCAAACAACATTGAGATAGATTTTTACGCTTGTAACAGTCCAGGAGAAGCGTACCAGGCGCATTTAGAAATGTGTAAAAAGTGGGCGGATAGGTAGCACAAAAAAACTGAAGAGGGCAAAGGTGCTATTGACTTATGTAGTCAAGTTAGCTGTTTAGCAATTACATACATAATGTTAGGCTTAGCTAACATTGTTAGGCATCCCCAGGCCTTGCCTGCCCTGGTACTGCTACATAGTGGTATAGTCTTATACCCATTTAGGCACGATTGCAATCTATAATTTGAGTTGCAATCCAAAAATCTAAAAACTGGAGGGTAAAGACTATGTCAATGATTCTACAAAAAGTAAATCAGGCAAAGACGAAGAAGAAGAACGGAGAAGTTGCAAGCGTCGGTTACTATGTGACGTTTTTTCGTGTTCCTGCGACTGCTTGTAAAAATCCGGATGAGTTCAGACAGGTACAGCGAGAAGCACCAGATCTCAAACAGAAAATCAATGATTATTTGATCGCGAAATTGGGATCTTGTGATGGGAAGGTTATACTACAAAAAGCGGTTGAATTTTCTCAGCAGAAGCAACAGCAGAAGCAACAGCAACAGTAAAAACAACAATAGGGAGATGGTATAACCTAAAGTAAGTAGCAGTAACAAAAAAATGGGTTAGACTGTACCACTATCTAGCAGTATTAGGGAACAGGCTAAGGAGAAAAATAGGAAAGGAGATGGTGGAGATGGATAGCATCATCCTGCGGCTGATAAACCGGCCCAAGCGCCAATCTGCATCGTCTCTGCGCCTCGCATCCATATCTGCGACCATTGACCAAATCTCAATCTATGACCTGCCAATCTGCTATCCGAAATTCACTCCTAACGAATCTACAAAAAGCGCTCTCTTGCGTTGCAAATGCGGGGCAGAGGTTAAGTATCTCTATTCAGCAATCAGTAGAGATGATAGATTGTGCTTGAGGTGTTTTGATGAGAAGTATTATCCGAAGAAGCCAAGAGGAGAAACCTATCTTGAGATTTTTCGGAGGATAATCAAGAAGTAAAAAATAAAAATGGGAGGTGGGAGGAAAATGAGACACGGCAGAGCCTTTCTAACGTGGCCGACTGCCGATCTGAGGAGAAAACTCAAATTTTTAACTATCAACCAGATAAGGGCAGAACGGCACAACAGACGGAGAAGGTTAGATGACCTTCAACAGCAAGAAGCAAGAATCAGGGAGATATTACAAGAACGGGAGAATCAGGAGTAATCAAAAAACGGGAGAGGGTATATTAATGTAAAACATTACCCTAGATAATAATCGGTAATGTATATATCCTCTCTTCGTTTTTATATTTAGATATCTGGGGAAATCTGAAGAACTCTAATCCGTGAATAGGCAAAAAACAGCGTATATATGACCTCATGGGAGATGGCAGAGGTTTTTCATCCTGTTTTTTCCTCTGCCATCTGAATCTAAAACAGAGGTGATTGAGGATGTTAATCAGGATATTTACTATCTGGAAATATGCTTTATATCTGGTTTTGAATGATCGGAGAAAATGGAGTATCCATCTTTGGTTGATAAAAAGAGGGAAAACGAAGAATATCAAGATAACTCTGCAATTACCAGTAGTAATATGGAGATAAATTGGTGTTTGGCAATTAAATTAAAATCTAAAAACAGGAGGTGAAACAGGATGAGAGATGTTAAAATCTACAGGTCAATCGTGGAGATTAAGGGAATCTATAGCGATGTTCAGAATTTAATAGATTATCTGCGCGAGAAAAATAATTCAGGGGTTGAGATTATTGCGCCAGATCCTGAATTTTATGGTTTGGCACAGCGGTTTGAGGCAGAAGATTTTTCAAAAACAGGGAGGTGAAAATTATGAATCTCAATCTAATCTTCTCAATCTGGGCTAGCATTTGTTTAGTGATTATCGGAGTTATATCTTTGGTATCAATGATTAAAATCAGAATCAAGAACAACGGATGTAAACATTGCGGGAGAAAATTAACTATTAATAACTCTGCTAATAGCACAGGTTTCGCGGGCTATTGTAGAGATTGTGAGGAGATAATTTTAGAAGAGGAATGGTATTATTCTAATCTGGAAAATTGGTAAAAACCTGGGAGGCAGAATTTATGAGATTAAGTAAAAAAGAGAAGGAAATATATAATAAATTCGTCTCTTTTCTTCATCAATCTGGTATGTGTTCTGGTTGCGATTTAGATCCCTGTCCTTATTCTAATCCTCATAAAGATTCTATCTCGCTATTTAAATGCGCCTGGGATTCTGATGGAGAATCCTGGGTGAGTTTTGCAGAGGAACAGGGCGGGATATCTGCCGGAAGGGCAATTAAAATAGCAGAGAAATTATTAAGAAAATAGAAAATATGGGGCGGAATGTAGGGACGAACTGTTATAGCTAAGACAGTTAAAGGACAGAATAAAAAGGTTATGCCCTCTCTGTCTCCGCCCTATTTAATACCATCTAAGAAAAAGCAAGGCAGGAGGTGATATGAGATGAAAATCAAAATCACAGTAGTCTACCCGGTTACTTTTGAGACCGAGATTAAAGAAGAGGAGTTAAAGGATATTCCATCATTGAGAGAAAGGATTAAAAATGAAGCCGATGAGATCTATGAGGCGAGCTCTATTCAGAGCCTCGTTCATGACTGCGATGAGATTCCAGAGTTAGTTGAGTAAAAAAATGGAGGAGACGATGAAAAATCTCTTAAAACTAAAACCGAAGAATTCTTGTAAATCTATTGTTGGGAACTTCATTATCTGCAAACTCTGTGGTAATCCGGGAGGTACGCTAAAGAAAGACGGAGAAGGGTTATATTATCACATACCGGATTGCCCTAAGCCGAAGGAGATAACGGACGATGGAGAATCTGCAAAAAATCTATGAGGACGCTTATAAAAAAGAGTGGGAACGCAGGAAGGGAACATCACCGATAAGAGTAGTGGATAATTCTACCGGGCAGGTTTATGAGAATGAAGGAAATTTCTTTTTGTGTGGATTTACATCATTGAGATTCTGGTGTAAAGGGAAAAATAGAGAGTTAAAAAGAGTATTGGCAATGCAAGGATTAAAAACCAAGCCTGCTTATGGTGGAGGATTGAGATTGTATATGAACGAAATAGGCCACAAAGGAAATGGTGATTTTGAGATACAGAAGCATGCCTATTCTCAGGTGTCTAATTATCTGAACGGTTTGGGTTACATGGTTTATATCGACTCAATGCTAGATTGAGCAAAGCATCACAATCAAAAGAGGAGATTTAAATGAAAGAACAAAAATTAAAGCGCTACAAGGTAACAGTTAAAGAAATATATTCTTATGAAATAGAGATAGATGCAAGAAGCCCAGAAGAGGCAAAGCTAAAAGTAGAAGGGGGATTTGGGGATCAAGTAAGCCCTTCTAAGCCCGAATCTGTCTTGGGAAGAAATTTATGGGATGTAGAAGAGGTTAAAAATAAAACAAGGAGATAAAAAATGTATATGATTTTATATTGGGTCAAGGGAAGTGATTATATAACTTGCATACAGAATGAGGATGGAAGTATCAAATTATTTGAAAAATTAGAAGAAGCCGATAAATGGGCTAATGAACAAAAATGCAATGCTTATCTGCGAGTTATTTCTATTGAGGGTATCGGAGAATAATTTTTTTAAAAAAGGGAGGCGAGAATGAGAATTACCCTGGCATTAGATATGGATTTAGAGAATTTAACAG